AAGAATTAAACTAAGCCACCAATCATTTTTTAATATATACCTATAAAATAGAAAATAATTTTTTAAGATTTAACCCCAAATTAATTAATATTTAATTCAAAACTAAATGTTTTTTTAAAAAATAATAATAATTTAATAATTAATTATTAAATTATTATTTAGCACCTGATAATATTTTTGCAAATGGAATCATCCAATCCAATAATGCATCTAAAAATAACCATTCTGCAACTACAGTTGCACCGCAATAACCAATTAAAAGATTAAAAAATAAAATTATATTTTTATTAACAACAATTGATAATATATCTGCTGATATTATATTTGACATCGCATGACACACTGCTCCTATACCACTTATTAGTGGTGCATAATCATAAACATATAAAATAATATTAACCCAGAAATTATCATTAATAGTATTTGCAATTGTTGAACCGGCACCATATTTTAAATTTACAGCATTTTTAAATGCATTTTTTAGACTAAATTGATTTAAAGGTATTGACATTTTCTATTATTATTTGAATATAATTAAATTTTAACATATTAAGAATTATATTAGCTACTTAAATATTTTTTATATTTATAAGTATGTCAACATTTAAAGAAAAAATAACCAAATATTCGTCTTTTGTGAATAATAAAAATAGAAAAAAACAAGCAAATATTCAAGATACTGTTGATATATGTCATCAAAAAATGATGTCTAAATTTAAAAATAATCATGTAATGGTAGATAAATGGAAATCAAAAATAGAAAAACATAAAAATGAAATTATTAAAATTCAAGGATTAGAAAAAAGTATTGAAAATGATATGAAAATAAAATTATTTCAAGAAAAAAATGATATATTTCAAAAAAATATAGAAGATATAGAGAGTAATTCTGCAGAATTAGATTATTTTTATAATACTGTTGATATTCTTGTTAATTATTATGATACTAAACCAGTCATATCTAATAAAGCAACCTTATTAAATGATTATTTAAAAATTACAACTCAAACAACAAATAAATTATCTCATAATACAATTTTAGAATGTCCAGAATGTAAAACAGAAATGACTATTCATCAACATGATGGGTTAATTGTATGTACTGCATGTGGTGTGTCTAATGAAATTTTATTAGATACTGACAAACCAAATTATAAAGAACCTATACAAACAAGTAAAAATTATACCGCATATAAAAGAAAAAATCACTTAAATGAAAGAATTAATCAATTTCAAGCGAAAGAAACAATTGATATACCAACTGAAATTTATGATGAAATTAAACAAGAAATTAAAAAATTAAGATTAGATAACGATAGTATCAATCATAAAGTAATGAGAGATATTCTCAAAAAGTTAGGTCATAATAAATATTATGAACATATTACTCATATAATATGTTTCTTAACAAGCAAATTACCAATTACAATTACCCGTGAAGCGGAACATAAAATAGATATGATGTTTGAAGAAATTCAAGAACCTTTTGAAATCTTTAAACCTAAAAATAGAAAGAGTTGTTTAAATTATAATTATCTAATGCATAAATTCTTTGAATTATTAGAATTAGATGATTATCTTATTTATTTTCCCTTACTTAAAAATAGAGAAAAACTCCAAGAAGTTGATGCAACATGGAAACAAATCTGTGATTACCTAAATTGGCAGTACTTTCCTAGTACATAATCATAATTTAATAAAAAATGAAAAACTTTATTTATATTCATAAACGATTATAAATAAATTAATAAAATGTCCAAAATAATAAATGACAGAATAGAAAAATACATAATCCATAAGACATTTATATTAGTAGAACGAGTATATCTTGCAATCATAGATAAAATATATGATGCAGAACATAATGATACTTTTGAAATAGATAATGAGAATAATATTTATATAACATATTCTTCAAAACGTGATGAATCTATTATTGAAGATGCAAATGAATATATTATTAAAAAAATTAAGAAAAAATATAGAAAAAAATTAGAAATAAAATTAGAAGAAGAAGGTTATTATGTAGAATTTGATGATGATGATAAGACTGATATTTCAGTTTATTTCGATGAAACTTTAAATACAGATAATGATTCATCATCCAGCGTTGATTCAAACGAGTTTAATAAAAAGGAATATACATCAATTATATTTGCCGATAGTGATCAAAATATAAATAAATCATCGAAAGTGAGTGAATATCCTAATATAAATAAACTGAATATATCAACTCCCTCTATAATTATCCCAGAGGTGGATGCATGCGAATATTCAGAATCAGAATAAATTATTCATGGGACGGCATTAATGTATTTGTAGTCCAATTTATACCATCATAGACTTTGGTCTGACCAATATAATTAAAGTTATCTTGTTCTGACCAAGGTCCTGCATTATTATTTATTTTAGTCATACATGTTGCAACACAACCTGGTTTTAATGTAGTATTCTTGCATCCGTTTGTTAATATGCATGTGTCATTAGTAACTAATTTATTATCTTCTGCAGTAATAGGTGAAGGATTTTTTCTCCATAAATCATAACCTATTTGTGATAATATATATTTATCTGATATTTGATTTGGTTTTTCCGCAACAACGCAATATGCATCCGGTCCAATTGCAACACAATTATTTGGAATATTTAGATCTTTTATAGAATTATTATTAGACATAGTATATATTAATAAAAAATTGATAAAAAAGATTAAATTTATGAATTAATTATATTTTCTATCTTATATTGTATATCTTTAATTATATTATTCCACCATAATAGAATTTCAGTTTGTTTATCAATTAATTCATTTTTGTTATTTAATAAATAATTACATTTAATAATTGCATCTGGCCATGATTTTTCATAAATAAAAGGTGGTAAATTATTATTATAATTAAATGTAATATTAATTTCATCCATATCACCAACAACAATTGGTATTGCACCGGATAAAGATGCTTCATATAATCGTAAACAATCTAATGTTACATTCCCTCTACCATTTGGTACAAAAATAGAATTATTATATATATTAAACATATTTTGTGGATCTGTTCTATCACAGAAATATGATTTAAAATTATTTTTAAATAAATTTATTAATTCAAGTCTATCTTGTTTAATATTACCAATAAATGACCATATATATTTTCGATCATTTATTGATTTAATATCATTACGATTTATACTAGATAAATTATTTGTATTTGATAACATTTTTTGCATATAACCTAGAGGTATTTGATATATATTATTATAATTATCATAACCAAAATGATTATATTCTCTTAATAAAAGTTGTGTTTTATTGGCCAATGTATTATATTCTTTTTTATTTCCAACTTCATCGGATAAATGGATAATAATTAATGGTTTCAATTTATTTACAATATTATTTATATCATTATATTCTACCTCATTTGATGAAAAAATTAGAATATTATTATTTATTAAATCATAATTCTTACTTAAAAAAGTATCATCTATTTTTGCAATATCATCTATGTAAATAGTATCCATATTTTTACATATATCGTATTTAATATAATCTAATTCCCAATTTGTAGTATGATAACAAATATATATTATTTTTGTTTTTATATTATATTTTTCATAAGATAATCTTGAATTCATATAATAAATTATAATTAATAATAATGTTATGTATATATATTTCATATAATATTATTTGATTTTATTAAATTTTTCTATATTTAATTTTCTATTTTTTCAAAAAATTTATTTTTATTTTTGAATCTCTCTCTCTCTGCTTTTTTAATTTTTATATTTTATATATTTTTTTACAATTAGAATTATATATTTTTATATTATTTTATTATTATATTCTATATATCTTTATTTTTTTTCTGTATTAAGGGGGAATAAAAAATATATAATTATAAATATATATGGAATATATAAATAATAAAATAAATTGTTACCAAAAATGGTATAAAATAAAATGCCATGTGCTCATCATTTTTTCTGATTTTTCCGATGAATTTGTGGCATTTTGGCAAATTTATGGCATTTCTAATCATTTTTTTCCGATGAATCCGATGAATTTATGGCATTTTTTTGGCATATTTTTTATGATTGAAATTAATTAGAAAAATATTATAATTAATATTAATTTTTTATATTGAAAAATTTAAAAATTTGTGGCATTTTTATGGCAAAAAAATCAAAAAAATGATTAATTTATGGCAAATATTTAAATATATCACATATATATAAATAATTAAAATTATATATTGATAATAATAATGAAATATATTTGTAATAAATGCAATAAAATATTTAATAAAAAATATAATTATACAAAACATTTACAAAGAATAAATTCATGTAATGATAATGATTATACAAATAATGAAAATAATGAAAATAATGAAAATAATGAAAATAATGAAAATAAATTAATAGAAAATAGTTATGTTGAATCTCCAATTATTAATAATGAATGTCCGTATTGTTTTAAAAAATTTTTTCAAAAAAGTAATGTAAAAATACACATAAATAATAAAAGTTGTAAAATTATGAAACAAAAAAATACTATTATTACAAATGAACAAATTATGGAAAAATTAAAAGAATTATTATTACAAAATCAAAAAATACAAGAAGAACATCAAAAAAATATGGATGAATTAAAAGAATTAACTGAATCTAATAAAAATATTACAATCACCAACAACACCACCAATAACAACGTCAACATTAACATCTTCTCTGCAGGCAAAGAAGATCTATCACGATTGACTCAAGAAGAAATAATAAAAATATGTACATCAGGAACATATTATCCATTAGTAGCGGCGGAAATTATTCATTGTAATAAAAATTATCCTGAATTTCAAAATTTCTTAATATCCAATCTAAGAAGTACAACAGGTCTTGTTTTAATCAATGATAATTGGATAAGTAAACCACAAGAAGAAATTTTGTCGAATATATTACAGGTAGATAAAAAACATGTTTCAACATTAATAAAAGATCTTAAAGTTGATGACAAATTACAAATAAAATTAGAATCAACAAAAGATGAAATTAATAATAATGAAAGTAAAGAGCATTTAAAATCAAAAATTAAATCAAAATTATACAATGCATCTAAAATGATTAATAAAAATAAGAAAGATAGTTTATTAAAGAATAAATTATTATAAAATTATAAAGATTAAAATAATATGATACTATATGAAGGGTGATTTAAAATTAGAGATTAGAGGAAATGTTGATTTTCTTAATGAATTTCCACAAATTTCATTTTTTGATATAATGTACAAACGTCATACTAACTTCGCCACAGAAATGATTTACCTTCCAATGTCAGGTTCATTAGAATTTGGAGAAACATTAACATGTATCTTACCTAAAAATGGAGATTTAATTCATAAAATGTATTTTGCAGTAACTTTATCTGGTGTGAGTATACCTAGAATTTCTACTGATATAATATCTGGTATTTCTAGAAGTGATGCTCAAACAACATATACTGCATTTTTAAATTTTTTAAATATATTATATCCAACTTATAGAAAAATTATAGATGAACAAACAAATATAAATTTTAATATCTCAGATATAATTGCAATATTAGACTCATTATCTACGTCAAAATCATATTCAGATATTCAAGGTACTGGTATATATTATAGTATGTTTGGTCCACATTTTGATTACATTTTAGAATATAATACATTAACAAATAAAACAGATGCTTTTGATCCTGTTACTGGTAAAGTATCATTAAGCATATTTAATTCTTTTACATCATTAACAAAATACTATGATAATTTATTATATAATGCAACCAAAGAATTTGGAACAAAAACAAATTATTATTTTGGATGGAAAGAAAAATTAGGACATCTTTTAATGAATCAAATTGAATTAGAAATAGGTGGACAAAAAATAGATAGACAATATACAGATTGGTTTAATATATGGGCAGAATTAACTTTAACTACTGATATTTTACCAACCTATAATAAAATGATAGGTAATATTGATATATTAACAACCTATAATGATATTGCAAAACCTCAATATCAATTATTAATACCATTACAATTTTTCTTTAATAGATATTTAGAATGTGCATTACCTATTATATTTTTTAGATATCATGAAGTTAAAATATCTATTCGATTAAATGATTTATATAATATTGCAAATATAGATCCATTAATAAGTAATAGTAATATAAATATAGATAATTATGTAAGTATAGTTGATGCAAGATTATTAACTGAATATATATATTTAGATCAAGATGAACGAGTAAAATTTGCTACATATGCGCATGAATATTTAATTGATTATGTTCAAGAATATACTACAGATATTATAAGTCAAACTCAAACAATAAACTATGATTTTTTTAATTCAGTAAAATCATTATATTTTTTTGTAAAAAGTGATCAATCATTAAATTATAATAATTATTCATATATTACAAATATTATTGTAGAAGGCACTATTACAAATAGAACAATAAATACAAATATAGTCCCAATATTTATTTTAAATAGTGCATTTATAGATCAATTAACGATTGATTCAACAATGATTGGAAAAAATATTACATTTTCTAATACAAAATTTTATAATGAAACATATAAAATTGTTGCAATAAATAATAACGAATTTCAATTTGATGGTGTATATGAAGGAGAAGATACTGCAATATTAACAATATATTATACAGGACCATTAAATACATTTGAATTATTATTTGAATCATATCCTAGACAAAAATCATTAGATGGTAATTTTATAAATACTGTTGAACCTTATAAACATCATACATCAATTCCAGGTGATGGTATTTATATGTATTCTTATTCTATTAATCCAGAAGAATATCAACCGTCTGGATCATGTAATTATTCTGCAATGAGATATAAATCAATGACATTATCATTTACAGATACATTTTGGAATTATGCGAGTAATTATAATCTTAATACTGATATTAATAAAGCACGTTTAACTATTTATGGATTAACATATAATATATTAAGATTAGCAAATGGAATGGGAGCATTATATTTTAGTTCATAAATTTATAATAATAATTTAAACAAATTATTATTATAATTATAAGAGTAATTAATATGGGAGGAGGTATATTACAAATAGCTGCAAATACTTCAAATGATTCTCTATTTAATGATCAAAATTATACATTTTTTATATCAATGTACCATAGATATACACCATTTTCAATAGAAAATAGTATTTTAAATTTAACAAGTTTAAGTGATTTTGGAAAAAAGATAGAAACTGTAATACCAAAAATTGGTGATTTATTAACTGATCTTATGTTAGTTATTGATTTACCAGAAATATCAGGAGAATATATTTTTACAAATAGAGAAGATTATTTAGCATCATTACAAAATCAATATTCATTTACAACAATGAATGACATACAACAATATAATGAAAATTTATATAAATTATCATTAGGATCAAGCGTTCAAGCATATTTGGTTAGAGATAGTGTATTAGGTCAATATCAATTAGTGCTTCCATTATTAGATGCAACAATGTTTTTAATAAAAGGACAAAAACAAAAATATTCTCTTACTAAATTTTTACAAAATAATTCACAATTTTTTGATAATCAATATAAATTACATACAATTAAAGATTTAGTTTATGGTGTTAAAACCAATACAATTAATATAGATTATTTAAATTATTCATTTCAAGATAAAGAATTTTATTTTTTTATTGCAAATTTATTAAATATCAAAACAATTAATCCTAATTTAAATATAGTATATTTTGATAAATGGCAGGTAATATACAAAGATACAATAAAAAAATATATTTTAAAAAGACCTGAAATTGTTGCAATGAATACTTTTATTGAAAATATGAATACACAAATTTCAAATTCAACAAAAATAAATAATTATGTATTTGATTATGAAAGTATTTTTACTATAAATCCATTAGATTATCAATATGAAATAGTATTACCAATTTCATTTGATACAAATTATTTTTTAACGTTTTTACCATATGAAAATATTAATAATAATAAAAATAACTTATATGATTATACATCATCCTTTTTTTCAATATTCAACCGAAATTACATTATAGTAAAAAGAAATAATAATATCATTGGTGCATTAACAATTAAATCTGTTAAAGATACATCTCCTATAAGATTAACTGTTGAACCCTTTAGACATTATTTAGTAAATAATACAATAAGTGCAAATTCCCAAACATTATATATTTATTATGGAATAACAACAAAACAAGTTGAACCAATTAATTTTGCGACAATATCATCAATTAAGAATAATATTAATAATTATACAGAATTTTTAATAGATAGATTAATAGATGTTAAAATAAATGATATTATAATTGTTGGTATTAATCCAGCAAATATAACACCAATAAATAATTATAATATGTTATATGGTATTTTTAAGATTATAAATCATGAATCATATATATTAACTGTTTCTCCAATAGAAATTGATCAATTATTATTATCAGATACCTTATTAATAAATACAAATACTAATATAACAACAAATACAATATTTACAAATTATAATTCATCATTTGGATCAACATTTAACAATACAAATGATTTTGTAAATATAATAAAAAATGATATTTATACTGATGTAACAATATCTTCCATTATTGATACAGATATTAAATCAATATCTGAAAAGATAATGAGAGAAATTGTATTCTCGGATGATTTTACACTAACATCATCTTCTGTTAATGATTTAACTACAACAACACAAAATTATATTTATGATAGTTATGATGTATTATATAATTATTTATCTAAAATTTATAATAAAACAATTATAAAATCATCAACAAATCAAGATTTTTTAAATAATATTTATTTTAAAATTAAATATATTAATACAAACGGATTATATTCTTTTTTTGGTACAGGTGATACTACATTTATAAACACAGATAATGGTATATTTAGATATCAAGAATATATTATAAAAACAATTAATACTCATGTAACAAATGATGGTCAATATATTGATAAATTATCATATATTAATTTTTTAACAACTCATATATTAGACAAATATCAAACATTAGCAAATGATTATATTAATCAATGGTCAATCTCAATATTAAATCTTAGTAATAATTTGAGTGATAATTTTATAAAAATATTAAATTATTTACAATATAATAATCAAAATGGACGGAAAACAATCTTATCATTTGTAACATCATTAATACCAATTCAAAAAACAGATTTAACACAATTATCTTTTAATTATTATAAACAAGATGTTAATAATACTAATATTTCTGATTATTATTTTGTATCTAATGTAATACCAATTAATTTACTTATTACATTTTCAGAAAATACAATCTCATTTGATCAAACATCATTTATTTTAGAAATTCAAGATTCATTTAATTTAGAGTATATTGATTTTAATAACGCATATTTTGAATATACAACATCTACTACATCTGGTATAATAACAATATCCAGTTTATCATCATTTTTAGATAATTATTCTAATGATTTAATTCCAATTATTAATAGTGTTACACCAATTACAACTCAATTATATGGTAATAATATATTACTTGATTATATTAATATTCAACATGAATCAATATTTGGATATATGAAAAATTATGAATTAAGTAGAAAATTAATAAGCAGAATTGGTGGTACTAAATATATAACATATCAAGAAGATACTATTGATCAAACACCATTATTAGTAGATGGATCTTATATTATCCAATATAAATCAGATGAATATTATCCAAGATTTGTATATAGCAAACAGACACAAATATATCAAAATATATATCAAAAAATCAAAGAATTATCTGAAAATTATTTGAATGAAAATTCATATGTTTATTTTGTAAACAATATAAATTATCCAAGAACAGATGGATATAATTATAGAAATAATAATGAAGGACCAATATCTTTTATAGATCCCAATCAATTACCTTTATTATTAGAACCAATTGAATATTCATATAATTTATTAGATAAAGTATCAAAACATCAAATTTATGTTCCAATAAAAGACAATTCAAATTTTTCATTCATGAGATATTTATCAGAATTAGAAGAACATGTTATTAGTGATCAAAATAATTATTCACAAATATATTGGAATGATATTTTTATAACAAAAGGAATTAATACCACAACAATAAATAATTATATTACTGCATTATCTGGAAAAGATGATGGATTATTAATGTATTATATTTACAAATATTTAGTTGAATTATATACACAATATAATGATTCCTATAATATTAGTATTAATACTGATGATACATATTTTAAAACAATATATCAATTATCCCCAGATATATTAAGTAAATTTGCATTTAATACATTTTCATCAATAATGAATACAACAACATTTTCAAAATTAGATCAATCATATTATTATGTTGAATATAATAAAATAATTCAAAACAATCAAGATATGAATACATTTAAAATATTATATTCATCATATTCATTATTACCTGAATATAATCCTACATTTGATACTAATTTTTTAAATCAAGCATCAAATATGATTAATGAATTTTCATCAATATTTTATTTTATTGCAAAATTATCAATAAAACATTCAATTAATTTAGTATTAAACAATACATTAAATTTAAGTAATTATCCAATTATTAATAAAATTCATGGATCTGGTAATTTAGTAAAAATTATTCTTGTATCTGATCAATATATAATAAATAATACTACAAATTCTACATTTACATCCAGTATTGTATATCCAACAGGATATCATGTCAATGATTATTATAAAGTATTTAATTTATCGATTCATTATGATTATTTAAAATATTTATTTTATGCAGGTTATGGTGGTATTTTAAGAGATACTCAATATCCAAACAAGACTCTTACATCATTTTATCAAAAAATAAACAATTATATTACTACAAATATTAATACTACTGATTTTGCATTTTTTTATGCGAAACAATCTGGATTATTTTTACCAAATATGGAAGGTAATATTATTCAAAGTTATGAAGCATGGATTACACGAAAATCCCAACCTTATTTCTATTATTACAATACATTATCTATTTTCTATGATATGTTTTTTATTTATTCTGGTCGTAATTTTATTTCAGAATATTATACTAAAAATGAAACCAATACAGTATATAATAATCGTCCAGATCAAATCAAAGGTGAAACAGTTTATGCAACAAGAATGGCGTATGGCACTAGAGATGAAAAAGGGAGATTAAATAGTGTTGGAACAAGATATAATTTATTAGATCAAAGATTATATAGTATTATAGATACATATAATGCATTTAATATAGATTTATTTGATATGAATGATGATCCAATTCAAATAATTGAGATATTAACAATTTTAAATAAACGGTTTACAGATTACCAAGAATTTTTAACATTATTAAAATACTCTATTAATATCAATAATCCATACCCTAATAATGATAAATATTTACAAATTATAACTCAATTTAAAACATCCTCTATACCAATGACTGATCTTGTATTACATCAATCTTGGAATACATATATGAATAATTATGCAACAGAACAAAATTATACGTATTCATCAATTATTTCTGGATTAACTACAACAATTAATCAATATACACAATTATCATCTAATATTTTAGATTTATCATCAATTGGATATGAACTACATTCATTTATGAATATGTTTTATCAAAAAAACCAACGTAATTTTTCAGATTCAAATTTAATTAAATATTTATCAAATAGTAATTATCATGAAATGATTAATGATTTTAATAATATTATAACAAGTGTAACATATTTTAATGAAAAGGATAATTTATTAAGTGATTATACTTATAGAACAAATAATTATACATTAATTCAATTAGATTTTATTGAATTAACAATTGATAATATAATGGGAATTTATCAATCAGATGTATCTGTATTCAAAGAACTATTTAAAAATATATTAAATTATCGTCAGAAAACAGTCTCGACCGAGACTATATCAATTGATGAGAAAAAATTACAAAATGATTACAATTCTATAAATGATGTAACTTCTGTTACATTTTATGATAAATTTTTTAGATTTTCAAATAATGTTGATTATCATTTAATACCAATAATATATCATGAATTATATAATATTCAAAATGCAAGTAAAACAGTTGTATTTTATTTAAATTATTTGTATTCATTTTTGAGTAATAAATCAATCAAACCAAATATTGCAGATTATGACAATCCTAATTTAAATGTAAGTTATTATTTTTTAAAATATTTATCATCAGGTGTCGATTATTTTTTATCAAATTTTCATCAATTATTAATTAATTATAATGCATTCTACCCCTATAAATCAGTACCCAGTACTATTACATTATATAACGGTAATATAATTAATCGTCCTAAGATATTTATGTATGTATTTCTTTTATTAAAAATTCAATTTAGAAATTATTATTATTCTTTTGTTGATCCTGCATATACATATATAGATAATCCAGAAACAAATATAAGAGAAATTACTGGTTTAAATACATTTTCAGAATACCCTGATATCGCCAATGAAATTGCATCATTTGATAATATTATTGATATTATAGCGGTTAGAGGAAAAATAGATCACTTACAAAGTATTCAACATCCTTTTTTTGTTAATAAACATATTGATAATTTATTATTTATTAAAGATTTATTACTAGATTTAACTCTTGTATCTGATAATGCACCATTATCAGTAGTGTTATCAAATAATGATAAATATGTTGAATTTTTAAGTGAAAGAACAATTCTTACAAATGCATTTAATGATAATGGATTAATTTTTGGTGGTTACCCTTATACTCTCGGAGTATTATCCGATTATAATTATCAAGGTTCTATTACGATGATTGATCCTAATGGTGTACAAGTTCAGGGATATATTGAAGGTAATGTTGTATTATCAACATTAATAACAAAGATATATTATTATTTATTATCAGAATGTTTTTTATTAAATCAAAATGAATTAATTGGAAGTTCATTTCAATTAACACCAATGTCATTGGGTAATACATTATCAATAATTAATGCAAAAGAATGGAAAAAAGGATTAACTAATTTAATATCTGAATATTTATTTTTACTATTAAAATCAAAAAAAATTATTTATCAAAATTCTGTATATGAAATTACATATAATGATTTATACACTAGATTATATAAATTAAGTGGTGAAGATAGATTAACAGATATATTAGATATGTTTATAAATTCGTTATTAAATATAACAATTAATGTGAATGAAAATCAAGAAACATATTTAGGAGAATATGAACAATTTAAAATTCCTAATGAATATTCATTAATTACTATTAAAAATAATTACAATTATGCAGATTATTATCGTTTAATGTTTGCATTAAGACAAAGTTTAATAGGAAGATATAATAATTTTGAAGAACGTGTACAATTTCATAATGCATATGATTATTGGAAAGAAAATAATGAAATATTAATATCTGATTATACTGAAATAAACTTCGATAATATAAAATATATGGTTAGAAATACAGAAAGTGAAAATATCATCAATGGATTAACATATTATTCAACCAATACAACAAATATACCATCAAATTTATTTACTACAATTATTGACTATATAATAGGTTATATTAAAAGTCAAAATACAATTAATACTAAATATAATTTTAAAGCGATAAATATAGAAAAAACTGAATACAATGTTACATTAACATTATACAATGTATATTTTACTAATATCAATGAACAATATAATATATTAATTAATACTGGTTCTAAAACAATTACTGCGAATGTTGTTCAAGGTTATACAGGTAATCCATTTACAATCAGTTATAATAATCTACCATTTGGTTATGATTATGATTTAACAGAAAATAAATTACGATATGCTCAATTATTATATCAATATGATATAACGAATGTATTAGAGAACATGTTTACTGTATATCAAAATATTCAAGATATTTTAAAATGTCTTAATGTGTTATCAACATATAGTACACCAACTTCATCAAATTATACATTTATTCATTTTCCTACATTTATTGAATCTTTTATTTACTATGATTTTTCATCCCAAACAGATCCAACTGTTATTGTAAATGCAGTTATATTACCAGTTAGTGTTCAGTTAAACACAAGAACATTATTTAATTTAATTTTAATTAATTGGTCTGAATTTTATGGTCAATATTATTATGTATATTCTGGTTATACCCCAACTGAAAGTAATTTCTTAGGATCTGGGACAGTAATATTTAATAACGGTGATTATAATGGTTCATTATATTTAACATTTTCAACATCAGGTAAAAATTATATTTCAATTACGAATGCATTAATTGATAGTACTCATCCTTTTGGATCAAGTTCTGTTGCTGTTAATATACAAACACCTATTACAGTATCAAATATATCAGATGGTAGTTTAGATACTAATTATGCAATTATAACAATTCCAAGAACAATTAAAATAACATTGTTTGGATGGACATTAAATTTAAATATTTCTGAATTATACACCTTTATTGCAGATAATCCAAATGCAACAAATTTAAAAAATTCAAATGGTGATCTTGGGATTGCAGATGGTCCATTTTCAATTGAACAATATTTTGAACCTCAATCAAATGTTCCATCTTATAGAGTTGTTTCTATTTTAACATTTCCTATTGTTGAATCAGTATATATATATGTAAGTGATAAACAAAATGTTACAGATTTAGATACTGCAAAAATTTTTACACTAATACCAAATATAAGTCATTCTCAAACAGTAAATGTAGTCAATGATATAACCACTCTTTCAAAACAATGTGTATTATCTAGTAATGTATCATTATTTGGTGTAAATAAAACATATACATTAACGTTAATCAATTGGACTTCTTTGTATCAAATAAATAAATTATATGTATATTTAGCGGATAATATTAATGGATTGAATCTAGGTAATGATTCTAATATTATTAATCAACCTCAAGCGTATGCAGATATTATTCTATCAAACAATGTATATACACTTTCATTTGACGCGTTATTTAAACAAATTGGCAATACTTATATTTATTTAACATATAATCCAATATCAGATACAGTGCCATACGGGTCTAGACCAGTAAATTTTTTAACAAATATTACAAATCCAATTGTAACAGCAAAAATTACGAATGTAACTGGTGTTTTAACTCAATATATTGCAATTCAAAATCAACAAACAACATTTAAAGTAACATTAGGTAATTGGTTACCTAATTATAGTGTTAATGGAATTAATAAATTATATATATATACTAGAGATCTTACTCTTCCAGATATATATACCAATTATATACCAATTAACAATCTTCCAAATGTAAATTATTCAATTGTATTAGAAAATAATAAATATGTATTATATTTTACAACAACATTTACAAATATTTCTCAACAATATGTGTATTTAACATTTATTCCAATATCATCAACAAATATTTATGGTTCAGGTGTAATTAACGTTCAGATTACAAATCCTCCTGGTGATCTTGTATCATTTAATTATATTGATGTAATTCCTTCATTTTATACAGATTATGTTACAAATACATTAATTACATATACAACTAATTTAATTAAAATTCATGTAAATAACTATTCATCAAATTATAATATTTATAAAGATATTCCAAATTTATTATACATATTTTTATCAACTACAAATAATTCTACTAATATATATACAGATGGTATTCCAATTGTATTTGATCAAAATTCGATATTAAATTATAATTTTTATACTATTTCATTTGCACCAGTTTATATTTTTGTATCAGATTCCGCTGTTTATGGAAATGGATTAATTAATTATGGTGCTGGATTTTTAGTGAATCAAATTGGTAGTGTTAATGCTTTAGTAAATCAATTACCATATATTATTAATAATAAACAAACAAATTATAATATTCAATTAACAAATTGGAATGCTTCATATAATATTAGTTCATTGGTTGTGTATTTATCAAATGATCCGAATACATCTTTGATAACATTAGGTGAATTTAATATATCATTTGCAAATAATATATATTCTCTTATATTTTCAACATCATTTCCATATATAGAAGGAACATATAATTTATGTATCAGAGATAGAAATAGATTATATTTAAAACAATTAATTACACCAACTGTTAATATTTCTAATCAAATATCAATTAAAACATTAACAAGTAATATAAATCCGATACAAACATATTTGAATACTATTTATACAGGAAGTTTAAATAATTGGAAAACATATTTTACACCATCATTAAGGGTATTTATTGATAAAACATTAACATCTAGTAGTCCAGTAAATCAATATATTGTAATTAATAATGATGGAACATTTTCTTTTACAGCACAAACAACAAAATATCCAAATATTTCAATTGCATTTTCAAATTCCAATTCATATGGTAGTGGATATTTAGAAACTGAGTCTTTATTATTTAATACATTTATTGGACCTATTAATGCAAGATTTGACGTTCAAAGTTATGTATTAACTACTAAACCTACAAATTATTCGATTTTATTACCAAATTGGGATATAACATATGGAATAACACAATTATATGTATATATTTATGATGGACAATTATTATGGAATTATGGTCTCCAACCAATTACAAATATATCAGGTCAATATTATATTAGATTTACCGCAACAATTACTGGATTATCAACTGGATCATATAATGTTTATATATCTGATAGAAATTATAATATTACTGGATACAAAATATTACAACAATTAACAAATCAATTATCAGTTATTTCACAAATATCACTAAATCAAATTATCCCATCTCCATCTCCATTTAAAACATATGTATCAACCACATTTACAGGATATATTAATGATTGGTTACCTGCAATTTATCCTTCAACAATGTATGTTCAATATATAACATTATCAAATAATGTAAAACAAAGTGTTACTGTAAATGTTAATTCGAGTGGTGTATTTGTATTTACCGCAACAATAAATACTTTACCTGGTATTACTATTGGTATTTCAGATAATGCAACATATGGAAATGGATATATAGAAACACAACAAATAACATTAAATAATATTATTGGTCCTGTATCAACAAATTTAACAACAACTCGTTATGCACTTTTAAATAAATTAACATCTTACAATTTTATATTAACAAATTGGAATACATCGTATAACATATCAAATTTATACATATATCTTGGTACAAATATTAATACACCTGTATATTCCTATGGTTTATTTTCAATTACATCTGGAGTTAATTTTACAATAAATTTTACAAATACGTTAACATCATTAACACCAAATTTATATAATATATATTTATCAGATCAAGATCCATATGGTATTGTAACACCATTAGTAAATCAATTAATTTCTACATTTAATGTGAATAATCAAATATCAATTTCAACAATAACACCATCACCATCGCCATTTAAAACATATACTTCAACAATATTAAGTGGTACTACTTCAAATTGGTATAGTAATTATCCTTCTAATATTTATTTAAATTCAACAATACGATCAAGTAATGTTGTTACACAGACATATATTCCTATTAATAATGATGGTACATTTTCATACACAATAACTAATAATACATTACCAGGAATTACTTTATCATTATCTGATAATACCACCTATGGTAGTGGATATATTGAATCTCCAGTATTTACATTAACTGAAGTAATAGGACCAGTAAATGCATCATTTAATAATGTAAATTTTATTCAAAGTAAAACTTTATCAACGACATTAACATTAACAAATTGGAATTCATCTTATAATATTAATTCATTATATGTATATGTTGGTTCTAATATAAATACTTCCATTGAATCATATGGATTAAAAACAATATCATTACAAGATTCTATATATTCAATTACATTTTCAATTACATCAAGTCTATCACCTAGTACATATACAGTATATATTAGTGATACTGATCCAACTGTTACAGGACTATCTACAATTCGTCAAGCGGTTACTACACAAATTACAATTTTATCTCAAATTCAAATTTCTTCAATAACAACAAATCCTACACCATTTAAAACATACACCAGTACAACATTTAATGGTACATTAATACATTGGTCTTCTTCATATACAATTCAAATGTATGTTGTATTTTATTCTGTATATGATAATCAATATATTGTTAATTATATTACTATTAATAGTAATGGTACATTTTCATTTTCATTTACAGAAAATTATTTATCTGATTTTATTGTTTATATTAGTGATAATTTAAATCCAGTGTATGGTGATGGATATTATGAATCACAAAAATATACATTAACACCAACCTATGGTTCTGTTAATTCAACATTAACAACATTATATGCAATTAAGAATACAAGTTCACCTATTAATATTAATATATCCAATTGGAATGCATCTTATGGTATATCATCATTATATGTATATATTGGTACAGATAAAAATACTCCAGTATCAGTATTTGGTCAAAAATCAATAACATATGTGAATCCAAATTATGTAATATCATTTAATCAGTCAATTGGAGTCAATGCGGGTGCTTATAACATATACGTCTCAGATACAAATCCATCTATTTCAAATACTTATTTAATTCGTGAACAAATAGCAAATCAATTAATAATAATAAATCAAATTCAAATATCATCAATTACGACTAATCCTACACCATTAAAAACATATACCAGTACAGTATATTCAGGATCATTTACATCCTGGTCGAATGTATTACCATTACAATTATATGTATTTTTAGGAAAAACAATCACTAATTCAACAACATATGATCAAATTGTTTCAATTAACAATAGTGGACAATTTAGTTTTACATCATCAAAAGTAATTGATTATAATAATATTAATGTTGGATTTTCAGATACAACTATATATTCAAATGGATTTTTAAAATCGCCATTTTATAATATTACAAGTAAGATTGGTCCTATTAATGGTACAATTACTCCAACTATATTTACAGTAAGTGTTGAAAATCAATTTACGATAACATTAACAAATTGGAATGATTCATATGGATTTTCACAATTATATATATTTTCATCTACTGATCAATCATTCAGTAATTTAACATTAATTAATGCATCACCTGTGAGTATTACTGTTCTTTCGAATGTTTATACCTTAGTATTTAACAATACTTTTCCAACAATCGGACCTTATTATTTTGTAATTTCTGATGTAAATAATCCTCAAAGTGGAACATATAATATCTATCAAACGGTTAATACAAGATTAATTAATGCAAATTTATCATTTTCAGCGCAAATATTAAAAATTACCCCTGAAGTTTATAATCCATCTAACGTTAGTAATTTAATCATTCAATATGATGCAAGTGAAATCGATGGAACATATCTTGATCAACCAAATAATAATGCAAATGTTACATCAGTAATTAATAAAATTAATAATACGAATTATTCACTTTCTTCGATCAGTACACCAATTTTATATAAAACATCTGGAATATCAAATAAAAGTTCTCTTTATTTTAATAACAATGGTTTAATTGCAAGTATTCCTTCTACAACATTTAATAATGGTATATCCGTATTTATAGTTTTTAAAAATATATCATCTAATAAAACAAATTTAACATTATTTAATAGAACACAATCAGGTTCTAATTTTCCTCAACCCATTAGTGTATATAATCAAAATAGAGATTTTGGTATAAATACAATAACCTCATCATTTAATATTAATACTTCAACAACTTCTAAAATATTTTATTTTAATGGAACATCAACCCTACAATATAATGAATCAGTAAATGGTACAGTGGTAAGTAATACGAGTATAACTAATTATAATGACTCTGGTACACAAATTCATATTGGTATGGTATCAGATAATACATCAAATACCAATGGATTTATTGGTAATATATCTGAAATATTAATATTTAATAAAACATTAACAACAACGGAAAGACAAAATATAGAGGGATATCTTGCATGGAAGTGGGCACTTGTAACTAATTTACCAACATCTCATCCATATTCTAATTTAAATCTATCATTTACAGTACCCGTTAATGGGTATGTCGGTTTAGATATACCATATCAAATTATATTAACTGGATGGACTCCCAATCCTAATATTACTAATTTATATGTTCAATATAATCAAAATATTATAGATCAAACAAATTTAGTTGTAATTGGAAACATACCAATTACCCAAGATGAAAATAATAATTATAAATTAACATTTACTTCACAATTTCCCACTACTGGTACATATTATTTATATATAACAGATCAATATTCATATATTTATAAATCAATCACAACACCGATAGTAATAACAGATGGATCAAGTCAAATTTCATTAACATCAAATGTATCATCGATTAATACAGGTGAAACATTAACATTATTCTTAGTTGGTTGGTCTTCATTATTTCAAATAAATAATGTTAATATTTATTATTCTGGTAACAGTAATGATCCATCACCAACATTTATTTCAAATACATCAATACAATATTCTAATAATGTTTATTCTGTATCATTTATAGTACCAATTACAACAGGTAATATTTATTTCTATGTAATTGGTGTTAATAATGCAATTCAAATATTTAAAAAAAATATAATGATTACTGTTATTTATACAATTACTTCAACTGGAAATATTTCAACATATACCAATAGTATTTTTAATCCCAACGCAATACCTTCATTAACTTTATGGTTAGACGCCAATGAAGTATCAGGTTCTTATTTAAATCAACCAAATAATACAGATCCTGTATTAACATGGTCGGATAAAAGTGGTAATGGATATGATGCAATTGCAATAAATACATTAACTACAGGAACATTTTCAGTAAATGGTTTAAATAATCTGCCTTGTATTGTAAATAATGGTGGTTATGTCTCTTCAATTCCGACAGGTACATTTAATACAGGTATGACAATATTTATTGTTTATACTAGTAACTATCCATATACTGCTGGAGCATTAATAGGAAAAAATAATGGATCAAATGCAGCACCATTTTTTGTTTATAATACTACTAGATGGATTGGAAATGGATCAAATTCAGACACTCTCACTACATCTATTGATCCTGCAAAGAATGGAAATTATATTTTTTATGCAAATATAGATCCAAATTATTATACATATAATGAATCAAATTTATTTAATTTAATTTATAAAAATACATTTAATTACTGGGATGATATCAGTAATAGTGATTTATATATTGGTTACAATCCTGTTTTAAATACTTTTGCAGGAAATATTAGTGAAATATTAGTTTTTAATGAACCAATAACATTAGAACAAAAATATAATATTGAAGGTTATCTAGCATATAAATGGAATTTACAAATATATTTACCATTATCTCATCCTTATTCATCAATTATACCATTAGAATTTACACCATTATTATTTGATACATTACAATTATGGATGGACGCCAGTAATACCAATTCATATACAATAATTAATACCAATCAAATAACACAATGGAATGATTCATCCTATAATAAGTATATCGCTGTTTATAATACTGGTTCTCCTATTACAGTTGATACATTTAATAGTAAAAAAGTATTAGTTTTTAATTCAACCATGACAATTAAATCTTATAGTTCATTTGTTGGTCCTGTTTCAACGAGTGTATTAGCATTTAATAATGATATTACATTAATGTTTTTATTTAAATTACCAAATACCCCCGTAAATAGTGGTTCACCTTTTAGTGTAATTTTAGGTAGTAATAATGATTTATTTACGTCATCTAACGGTAATGTCTATAGTTCATTTGGACAAGCGTATAGTAATATTGGTACACCGGATAGAGGATGGATAATTTATACTGTTGTAGTATCTAGTACAGGGTCATCTCCTACAACAACGACATATTTTAATGGTGTTGAAATAAATCAAAATGCGTATGATTCTACATATTTTAATAATTTTCCAACATGGTATATTGGTAATAACACACCATTGGTGGGAACACTGGCGGAAATGTGTGTCTTTAGTGAAGCGATGAGTGATCAAAAGAGAATTTTAATGGAAGGATATCTTGCAAATAAATGGGGTGTAACAAATTTATTACCAGTAGGACATGCATTTGCAAATAGACTACCCAATGTAACAGATTTTAATGATTTATTAAATGAAGGATTAAAAATGGATTTAGATGCAAACAGTGATAGTAATTTTACTTTTTCCGGAAATAATATTTTAACATGGACTGATTCAACGAATAATAATAATTCATTGACAACAGTAAATGGATTGGGTACTCCAACAATTCAAACAAATCCAGTGAATGGAAAAAGGGGTGTTTATTTTAATAATTCATCTATGATACCTTCTACCAATAATCAATTAG